AGACCATTGCTGCCGATCCTGACAAGTTTGAGTACTGTAAATACTATGGACCAGTAGCCGAAGGTCTTATACATGAGACGGTTGCTGAGGTATTAAAGGCGGAGGGCCAGCTTATTTCCATCAAGGAAGCTGCTGAATTGGTCGAAAACTATTACGAGGAGCAAGATAAAGCCATGTCGTCACTTAAAAAGCGCACCCCAGAGAAGAAGACCATCGAAGCGGCTAAATCTGATGCCAAGATGGCCATGGATAAATACAACCAAAACGCCAAAACTTTGACAAATAAGGCCGCAGCAACAACGGCGTCAACTATTCAAAAGACAGAAACTCGCGCCGAGAAGCGAGAAAGACTTGAAAACATGTTACGCAATGGGTTAAGTAAGTAGGCACTTGACCACTTATTACTATTATGTAAAGCGCGGTCTATTTAATTAGACTATCAGCCCATTAAGACGTTCGGGCACCCAATAACTGCGTTGATTTATCAACAATTTATTTGAGGTGTTTCGATGGCTTCCATTACGATGACCCAGGGCAGTGTTCCTGGTATTTTAAAAGAATTATATGATGATCAGAAGGTCCAATGGTTGACCTATAAGGACAATCCGTTCCTTGCTATGATCAAAAAAGAAGAGAAGTTCCCTGGTAAGTACTACCCCGTGCCGGTTGTTTATGCATTGTCGCAGGGTGCATCTGGTACTTTTGCCAATGCTTTCAATAACCAAACCAGCCCGCTGGTTGCTGAGTTCTTGATCACTCGCGTAGCTGACTTCTCGTTGGCTTCGATTGATGGTCAATTGCTTGCTGCTGCTCAAACCGATCCTGGCGCGTTTATCGATGGCTCTGAATTGATGATTGATGCGGCATTCCAAACCGCAGTAAATCGGATTGCATCGGCCATGTTCCGCAATGGCGCAGGTACGATCGGTCAAATCGCATCGGTAGTATTCATTTCTGGCACTAACTATACTGTAACTCTCACCAATCCCGATGACGCGGTTCAGTTTGAAGTTGGTCAAACCCTAGTGGCAGTGCAAAATGTTGATGCTTCTGGCGCAGCTCCTGTTGATGTTGGCTCTGTGGTTTCTGTAAACCGCGCTGCTGGATCGATGGTTGTGTCTTCGGCAACTAACATTTCTGCAGATTGGCCGGCTACTTACTGGCTAGCCGTTCAAGGTGACTTGCCTGGCGCTTCGCAGAACTTTGTGCTTCCTGGCGCGATCAGCTCTGGTAGCAATCTCAAGCTTGCTGGCTTGGCTGCTTGGCTTCCCTTGTCTGGCCCTCCCGCAGGCGAAGGTACCACCTCGTTGTTCTTCGGCGTAAACAGAAACCTGGACCAACAACGGTTGGCCGGCGTATTTTTTGACGGTTCTGCTCTGTCTCTTGAGGAAGCAATTCAGCAAGGTACTGGCCGTATCGCAATGAATGGTGGTCGCGCAGATACTGGTATCTGTTCGTACTCTACCTATACTGCCCTAATCGTTAGCCTTGGCTCGAAAGTACAATACATCGATGAGAAGATCGGTGAAATTGGCTTCCGTGGCGTAGAAGTTAACGGCGCAAATACCGTAATGAACATATTTCCTGACCGAAACTGTCCGGATGGTGTTATTTACGCCCTTGAGATGGATTCTTGGTGCCTCAGAAGCCAAGGCCCCGCTCCCCATATCCTAAAATATCTTGACGAAATTGAGATACTAAGGGTCCCTGGAGTAGATAGCGCGGAATTACGCGTTGGGTCATATTTAAATATGTACACTAATAAACCCGGCCACAATGGAGCTATTGCGGTCCAGTTGCAAGAGTTCTAGAAAAATAGTCTACTAATAGGTGGGTGATCCAAGGAAGGAAATCCCACTTAAAAACTGTCTTCCCTTGGGGGCATCGGAAGAGAGCTAAACCTACCCACCCGAAAGGGTTTTAAAGGAGATACTATGTCTAATAGACGCGATAATCAGTTCATGTGGAATCCCCACAATAAGGCAACTGTCCTTGATTGTAGTTTTATTGTGGATAGTGCTAATGGAAACGGCCTTGGAATTAGGAGTCTAAAGAACTCTGGTCGGATTGGTAGTGTGTTTATGCACACCTCTGCTCCCTTGGCTGGCTCTGGAAACCCCAATCCTGCTGCCGGTGTAATCGTGGTTAATCTTCAGGATAACTATGCACATTACCTTGGTGGATATTCTGGCTTTGTTTCTCCCTTGTCTGGCACGCCCATTAGCTCTGGTATGACGGTCGGCAATGCCTATGTGATCGTATCTCTTGGCGCTTCTACGCAAGCCCAATGGGTTACTGCCGGATTGAATCAATACATCAAGGCGGCGGTTGGTGTTTCATTCATTGCTGCGGCTACTTCTGTAGCTGGCGGCGGTGCAGTAGAAGCTCCTGCGGCTGCTGGATCTAACGTAGATCACATTGAGGTTCTGGGTGACTCTAATCTCATGAACTCGAATGGTCCGGCCATCTCTGGTGGCGCTGCAGGCGGGATGCAATTCATCTTGCTCTGCTACAAAGCCAACGTATTGACGGCCCCAGCCGATAATAGTGCGATTGGTCTTAATTTCTATATGAATAACGCCTCTTTCGGAAAGTAGGCTAAAATGTCTAATAGAAGAGACAATCAGTTCACATACAGCCCGCACAATAAAGCCACGGTGGTGGATTGTTCGTTCGTGGTTGATTCAATGAATGGCAATGGATTGGGTATTCGCTCGCTGAAACGATCGGGCCGAGTATATGGCGTAAGAATGCAGCAACTAGAGGCGGCTCCTTCGCCTCCAGTTGGTTCACCAAACCTTGCCACTTCTGCAACTTTCGCATTGTTGGCGGCATCGACCATTACCAATACTGGCTCTAGCGTCATTACTGGCAATCTTGGCTTGTATGCCGGTACTTCCGTAACGGGATTTCCTCCCGGAACAGTCAGTGGCATCCAATACATCGCGGATGGTGTGGCAGATCAGGCCAAAATTGATGCGACCGCTGCGTATAATGATATCTCTGTCCGTCCAGCAACGGCCATCAGCGCTGATCTTGACGGCCAAACGTTGACCCCTGGTGTTTATAAAGAAACCACAGGAACATTCAATCTTGCTACGTCTGGAAATGCGACGCTTACTCTTAACGGAGCTGGCCTCTATATATTCCAGGCATCTTCAACGCTTACCACTGGCGCTGGCGGAACTCCCACGATCCTACTTACTGGTGGCGCTACTGCTGCTAACGTATATTGGGCGGTTGGTTCTTCTGCGACCATTAACGTATCTGATTCTGGTGTATTTGAGGGAACGATCATTGCGCATACCAGTATTACTATTGATGGTGGCTCTGTCGTTGGCCGTTTGTTGGCAAATACTGGTGCAGTAACCATTAGTGCGGCAACCAATGTTGCGCTGCCGGCTGGATCTGTTCCTACTCCAGCTCCTGTGGCTGGAAATCCTGCCGCTGGCTTGATCGTGGTTCAATTGGACGATAACTATAATCGCTATCTTGGCGGATATTCTGGTTATGCTTCTCCGCTAAACAGCACTCCAATTAGCTCCGGCCTTATTGTTGGCAATCCTTATGTGATTGTCTCTTTGGGGTCTAGCACATTAGCTCAGTGGCGAGCGGCTGGATTGTATTCCACTCTTACTCCTGCGGTTGGTGTTTCATTCATTGCTGCGGCTACATCGGTAGCTGGTGGTGGATTGGTTGAGGGTCCGGCATTGTCCGGATCTGGAATTGATCACATTGAAGTGCTTGGCGATGCTAACCAAATGAATTGGTCTGGCCCATACTTTCCTGGATTAACTCCCAATGTTCCGGTTGCTGCGGCTTATCCTGGATCTGGAACTACTGGACCGGGAATGAGCTTTATCCTGGCTTGTTATAATGGCGGACAATTGACTGCCCCTAATGACAATACGGTGATTGGCCTTAACTTTTATCTAAACAATACTGCACAAGGTGTTTAAATGATGATGTTTGATGATAAAAAAGCCATTTCTAGCATTCTCTCTAAGCGTTCGCCCAAAGGAGAATCCATGGGCAAGGCCCCAATGAAGGCAGAGATGTCTAAAAGCGAAGATGGAACACCAGATCCTCGCCACGCTGCCGCTCAAGACATGATCATGGCCCTACATGAGAAGTCTCCCGAGAAGCTCATGCAAGCGATGGCTAATTTTCATGACTTACATGCTATGCACAAAGAACCGGATGGAGACGAATAGTCTCCTGGGGGGCCGTTAAATGGCGATTACTCTAGTTACGCCGCCTGGTTTTACTGCCATGTCGACGCAGAATCAGGTCTATTTAGCATGGAATGTATCTCCAAATGCTCTGAATTACTCTATTTCGCGTACTGGACCCACTAGCTTAATTGATCCAACGGTGGTTACTATTACTTTGGGGCCGACATCCAGTCTTTTCTTTTCTGATACCACCGCTCCACTAGATTTAGTTTATAGCTACACCATCACAGCCCAATCGGGCATCGATACCAGCCCGCCAACCAACGCGATGTCGGCCCTTGCTTTAAAGCCCGGACAAACCACCGTTGGAAACTTGATGCTCGAGGCGCAACAACGCGCCGACAAGGTAAATAGCCCTTTCTATACCACTCAGGAATGGGTGAATATGATCAGCCAATCGTATAAAGAACTTTACGATGTTTTGATTCAGAAGTTTGGAAATGACTATTTCATCGCACCACCCGTCAGTTTTTTGACGACTGGGCAACTTGATATTACCTATGGGGCGCAAGTGTTCCCATTACCGGCAGACTTCTATAAGCTAATGCGCGTTGAGGTAGCATTAAATCCCGGTGATTCAAATTCATGGGTTACGCTCCGAAAATTCGAGGCGGTTCAAGCCAATCTTTATAACTATCCAAATGTTTACACTTTTTACGGAATTACCAATCTTCGTTATCGATTATGGGGCAGTCAATTACAGTTAGTTCCTTTGTCTGCCTCTGGCCAGACGATTAGAATCTGGTATTCTCCGCGTCCCAGCCAGTTAATCAATACCTTTGATCTGGTGGATGGTGTTTCTGGTTGGGAAGAATACATCATTTGCGATACCTGCGAAAAGGCGATGATCAAGGAAGAGTCTTACGAGATGGCGAGTGCCTTTGGCACACAAAAGGGAATGCTATTACAGCGCATTATTGAAGCCGCAGAGAATCGTGATGTTGGGTCTCCTGAAACCGTATCCGATAGTCGCTTGAGAAACTTTGCGTGGGGCGATTCTGGAGAATTTAGCGGCGGCGGTATGTGGTGAGCCTAACAATATTCACAACCACAGATCAGAACTTGTCCATGATGCAGACCTCATGGGCGGCACAACTGAATCCACTCCTTGCCAATCCATTGAATGACATCAATATTATTCCAAGTGTTCAATTGGTCATTGGCAACAATATCATCAACCACAAATTGGGGCAGATGCAACAGGGTTGGTTCCTGACAGACATTAACGCCGCATCAGTTATCTACAGATCGGCACCCCTAAATGCCACCTCACTTTCACTTAATAGTAGCGCTGTTTGTACTGTTTCGATCGGAGTATTTTAATGAGCACATATAGTGTAGGGCCGATGAATATAGTAGTCCCCACGGTTGGGGTAGAGCTTGGACCACAATGGGCAATTGATATCAACAATGCTTTTGTTACTGTCTCTTCACACAACCATTCTCCCGGGCAAGGAAATCAAATTACCCCAGCAGGGATGCTTATTTCCCAGGATCTTAGCTTCTTGGGGAATAATGCCACGCAACTAAATACGGCTAGATTTAATAATCTGGCATCTTTAGTGTCTGGTGGACTAAACGTAGGATGCGTAGAAAACTATCTAGGCGATCTTTGGTATGTGAATGCTGCCGGAGTGCCAATTCAGATTACTGTCGGTAATGCGATCTCTGGATCTCCCGGTAATATATCGGGGCTTTCTGCCCCGGCAAGTGTGGTATATTCATCTCCCACTTTCGCATTCCGTTCCGGTATTAATATTCCTGGAAACATAGATTTTGCATCTGCCATATTTAGAAACTTAACAACCGGATCTTTTGGTCTGACGGTTAGCGTTCCTACGCTTAGCGCAAACTCAGGATTAATTCTTCCTGTGGCCAATGGGACGCCAAGCTTTTTACAGATAGATGCAACTGGAACAATTACTCCCGGCGCAGCATTAGCCAATGGAATTACTGGATCAAATATTTCCCTACAAACAATTGCGCAAGGAAATCTCGCTGTACGAACGACCGGATCTACGGTTGGCGCTGGCGGCGTGGCCATTAGTCCAGATGCTGCTGGGTTTATTACCAACACTAGTCTGACAGCGATTGGATTATTGTCAGTAACCATCACCACTACGGGGCGTCCGGTAGCATTGCAATTGATTTCAAAATCTACACCGACAAGCAATAGTTTTGTTGGTATTGAATCTACTGGTGGATCACAAACACAAGTAACCGGATATTCCGCATTCTTTAGGGGCGCGACACAATTAAACCTACAAAGCTTAAGTATAATTTCCGCTCCGTCGACTTCATTAACAAATCAAGTTCCTCCCACGACTTTTGCTTTATTGGACATGCCGGCAGCTGGAACATACACATATTCGGTGGAAGCTATGGTTGGTGGAGCAAATCAGGCAATGATATTTGAGTGCGCTTTAATGGCCTATGAGATTTAATATATGCCGCTTCAGAAGCAATCAGTAAATATTAACTTTCAGCAAGGACTTGATACCAAGACTGATCCTTTTCAAGTTGCTGTTGGAAAATTCTTAAATCTCCAAAATTCCATATTTACCAAGGCCGGATTGCTTCAGAAAAGGAATGGATTTGAGCAATTGGCTGGTCTAGCAAATGGGTATAGTTTCCTAACCACGTTTAATGGCAATCTTACGGCCATTGGTCAAGATTTGGCTTCATATTCTCAGGGGGCCGGCCTGTGGAACAATGTTGGTCCAATTTATCCTTGTGACCTAACCACGCTTCCCTTGATTAGAAGCAATCTGTCTCAAATTCAATGCGACTCTGCCATTTCTTCCAATGGTCTAGTGTGTACTGTATATATAGAGAGCGGTGGAGTTGTAAGTCCCGCTTACAAGTATGCGGTTGCCGATAGTGTCACCGGACAAATGGTAATACCTCCTTCTTTTATAGTAAGTTCTGCCGCAGATATTCGCGGCAGTCCCAGGGTATTCGCATTGGGTAACTATTTCGTAATAGTCTACACAATTTTAATCAGCGGAACGAATCACCTACAATATTTTGCCATTAGTTCACAAGTTCCAACGCAAATTACTGCGCCAATGGATATTTCCACAACCGTAACGCCATCACTATCCACCCCAAACTTTGATGGGGTGGTTTCCGATAACAATCTATATATTGCATGGAATAATTCTGTAGGCGGTCAGTCGATTAAAATCACGTACATTACGCAATATCTAACTTCAACGGGGACAACAGTATTTAGTAATGCCGGACATGTGACAGCAACCACAATGAGCGTATGTGCCGACGCCAGCACTGGAAATATCTTCGCTGCGTATTATGATACAGTTTCTGGCTTGGGATATATTTTCGGTGTTGATTCCCAATTACAACCATTGACAACCATGACAGCGCCAGTTGAATGGACAACAAATCCAGATGTGGCGAATGTTGCTGCGGTGGCGCAAGATGGTTTAGTATCCATCTATTACGAGGTAAACAATGCTTACGGATATGATCCTAGTATCGCTACTAACTTCATTGATCTTGTCACATGCACAAGTTCTGGGGCAGTATCTTCGCCAACAACTATCATACGATCTGTTGGGCTGGCTTCTAAAGCATTTATCCTTAACGGTGCTATTTACTTTCTTGCAGCTTATGACTCACTTTACCAGCCAACATATTTCCTGCTTAATGCGACTGGAAGCATTATTGCAAAGTTGGCATATTCAAATGGCGGCGGCTATCTCCAGTTTGGCCTACCATCTGTAAATGTAAATGGCGACACGGCCAACATTGCTTATCTTTATAAAGACTTGATTATCCCGGTCAACAAGACTGTTGGGACTACCAACGTCGGAGTGGGGGTGTATACGCAGACCGGGATAAACTTATCCAGCTTTACGTTGAATACAGATGCGATAGCCACTTCTGAAATTGGCGGCAATCTTTTGGTATCCGGAGGTTTCCTATGGGCATATGATGGTGTGCAGCCGGTAGAGCAGAATTTCTTTGTGTGGCCAGATAGTGTAGAGGTGCATGGCTCTAATACGACGGGTCTCTTGAATGTTTCTTATACTTACGAATACGTGGCCACTTACGAATGGACTGATAATCAAGGAAATGCATACAGAAGTGCTCCATCCATTCCCGTTACATTCAACATATTGGCACCTCCAGTTAGTTTTACAGCGACCACGACCACAAGCTCGAATGTATTGACGGTTATATCTAGCTTTACCGGTCTTCAGGATGGACAAGGTGTAAGTGGATCAGGAATTCCTGGCGGAACTTATATAACCGATGTTGATTTTGATGCTGGAACAGTAACTTTAAGTGCGGCAATTACGGGTAGCGGAAGTGCTGGGGTAACCATTACGATAACATCCGAAGTAAGCTCGGCCACAATATACGTTCCCATGCTTAGGCTTACCTACAAAGTAAACAATCCTGTGAAGATTGTTCTTTATAGATGGTCCAGTAATCAACAGACATTTTATCAGGTTACGAATTTCGTCGTGCCAAATCTAAATAATGTCACCACTGATTACATTACGATCAATGACGGCTTGAGTGATTCCGAGATTGTTGGAAATTCCATTCTTTATACCAATGGTGGGGTTGTGGAAGATATTGGTCCGCCAGCAACTTCCGTAATGGCTCTTTATAAATCTCGCTTATTCTTGGTGGATGCCGAAGACAGAAATCTCTTATGGTATTCCAAGCAGGTAATTGAAGCTACGCCGGTTGAAATGTCCGATCTTTTCACCATCTACATTCCGCCCACCACGGCGGCACAGGGAAACACTGGACCAATTACTGCATTGAGTGCAATGGACGATAAGCTAATCATTTTCAAGAAGGATGCAATCTACTATCTCACAGGCGTCGGCCCCGATAACACGGGTGCCAACAATGACTTCTCTGATGCTGTGTTTATTACTTCTACTGTGGGCTGCGCCAATCCAAATTCCATCGTATTCATTCCCAATGGTTTAATGTTCCAGTCGGATAAGGGAATATGGCTGCTTGGACGCGATCTTTCCACGAACTACATCGGCGCCCCAGTGGAAGCCTATAATCAATATTTAGTGGAATCCTCGCTTAATATTCCAGGAACGAACCAGGTGCGATTTACGCTCAATAATGACACCACCTTGATGTTTGATTATTTCTATCAACAATGGGGCACTTTTGTGGGTATCCCTGCCCTATCGAGCACGCTCTATCAATCCCTGCATACTTTCATTAATTCTTATGGCCAGGTATTGCAGGAATCGGTTGGAACATATTCAGATGGACCCAACCCTGTACTTATGTCGTTTACTACGTCCTGGCTCAATCTTGCAGGCCTACAGGGTTATCAGAGGGCTTACTTCCTATACCTATTGGGCAGCTACATCAGCCCACATAAATTGAGCGTGCAAATTGCTTACGAATATAATGGCTCTCCTACCCAATCTACACTCATTAGTCCGACTAATTTTAGTGGTTATTACGGATCTGATCCTGTTTACGGTAATGCTAGCGTTTATGGCGGATCTATTTCTCTAGAGCAGTGGCGCGTTCATTTGCAGCAGCAGACGTGTCAATCCATGCAGATAACTGTATCTGAGCAATTTGATAGTTTCTTTGGGACTCCTGCTGGTGCAGGATTAACCTTGTCTGGTATTAACTTGGTGGTGGGATTGAAAAAACAATACCGCCCAATCGCTGCTGCGCAGAGTGTGGGGTAAATATGTCTTTATTTGGCGACATTGGAACTTTATTTGGTGGGGGAAATGAAAACTCCAGTTTCAGCGCTCAAGGCGCCCCAATCATGCAAACCGTTGACCCAAATCAGCTATCAACAGCATATGGCCAAACTCAAAGCGGACTGGCTCAGCAACAAGGCCTAATCGGAGCCTTGAATGCTCAGAATGGTATTGGCAATCAAAACCAAGTCTATGGACAATTGCAAGGCGTAGCAAATGGCACTGGACCCAATCCAGCTCAAGCCATGTTAGCGCAACAGACTGGAAATAATATCGCAGCCCAGGGGGCATTGGCGGCTGGACAGCGCGGAGCCGGAGCAAATGTTGGATTAATGGCTAGACAGATTGGACAACAGGGGGCGGCCACTCAGCAACAGGCAGTAGGACAAGGCGCGACACTTCAGGCTCAGCAATCTCTGGGAGCTTTGGGGCAATTGGGTGGAATGGCCAACCAACAGGCCGCTCAACAAATTGGGGCGGTCGGAAATTATAATCAACTGGCACAAGGCCAACAGGGACAATTGCTTGGTGCGGCTGGACAGCTTAATTCCGCCAATGTAGGCATGCAAAGCAATATCAATAATGCCAACCAATCTATGGCAAACACAAATGCCAACAATGCAGCAAGTACAATTGGTGGATTAACTGGCGGCCTATCCGCGGCTGGTGGTAATTTGGCTTCTTCGGGCGGTAGCCTTGGTGGTGCATTAACTGCAGCAGCCGCATTTTCTCATGGCGGGATGGTAGCAGATAATATTCCACCCCATTTTCACGAATTGGCTTCACTGTATCAACATCATTTAAACGCCCCATTTAGCGGAAAAAATCCAAAGTCTGAAGCCGTGGCGCCCAAAGATAAATATGCTCATGGTGGAAAAGTTGATGCCATGGTATCTCCCGGTGAAAAATATCTAAAGCCGGGACAGGTTAAACAATTCGCGAAAGGCGATAAAGACGTTGTTAAAAAAGCAGAGAAGATTGATGGAAAAGCCAAGGTTGCCGGTGATTCGGAGACGAATGATACGGTTAAAAAGAAGTTGGCACCCGGTGGCGTGGTGGTTCCTCGTACTGCTGTTGAAAAAGACAATGGAAAATCTTTCGTGGCCGCACTTCTAAACAAACATGCCGAAGAACATCAAAAGGCCGGCGAGGAAGACTTTAAGAACGCTTTAAAAAAAGGCATCGCTTCTAGGGGTAAAAAATGAGCCTAAGTTTAGAAAAAGAAGATAACGAGCATTATCATATCAAGACGCCAAAGGGCCACGTGCTGATGGTTCCCAAAAGTCAATTGACTGATACCGCCCATGAGTTTGTAAAGAAAATGGCCGGTGGGGGCACAGTTCCCGATTCTGAAGTTGACCCAGACTATGACAATGAAGTGGCCACCCCCAAAGCCCTACCCGGCGGCGTTCCCACTCCTGCAGGAATGCCTGCAGCAGATCAAAATCTACCAGGTTCATCGTGGATTGACAGGGCGGAAAACGCCGTTGGTAATTTCTTTCATCAAAAAGGTCCGAGTGGTCCAAGTGGATCAGATCAAACAACTGGGCCATCCGGGTCTAATCTAGTTCCAGCCCCAACAAGTGTCTCTAACCCCACGCCGGTTGCCGTTAGAAAAAATTCGGCACCAAAAAAAGACATGTCCCCGGCCCAGCAGCCCATTCCTTATAGCACCCCACCATCCGCGGCGTCATCTGGTGGCGGATATGATCCAGTACAAGCAGAACAAGGCCAGGTCGGCCAGCTTTTAAATCAACAACAATCGGAGGCGGAACAATATCAAAGTGACCTTGGTGAGCTGGGGGCAAAAGAAGCACAACCATTTAATGAGGCGGCACAAGAACAACAATCCATGAAGACGCCGCTTCAGGCCGCAGAAGAATTTAATGCTACCGATGAAGCAAGTGTCCCGGTCTTGAACAAGATAGATCCAAATCGACTAATGCATAATATGGATACGGGTAACAAGATCCTGGGTGGCATTTCTCTTATTCTGGGCGGTATTGGCGCAGGAATGCAACATAGTGGAACAAACCCGGCTTTGCAGATCATGCAAGATGCCATCAATAGAGACGTAAATGCTCAAATGGCAGATAATTCCAATCTAATGAATACCTATAAGATGCATCAGCAACAATTCCAGAATGAGCAGCAAGCGAGAATCGCCACAACTAATAATTTGTGGAGCTGGGCGCAAGCCAAAGCGCAATCCGCAGCCGCCAATGCAAAAACGGCGCAGGCGCAATTTGCCGGCGGACAATTGGTTGATAGCATCAAGCAGCAAAAGATTCAAAATAACTTCATGCAAGGAATGTTGGCCGCGCCCGCACAAGGACAGCCCGGACAGCAGCAAGGACAAAAAAGTGGCCTAATTAATGCTGACCCGTCCTACTTGGTAGAAAATATGGTTCAAGACCCAAACGCTAAAAAGCAGGTTTATGAAGAAATAAAAAATGCCCAGAATGTCGGAAGGAACGGCCCAGCAATGCTATCCGCATTCGATCAGGCACAAAAGGATACATCCGGCATGGGCGCAGCGACTAGCATGGGATATGAACCAGGATCTGTTAAGCGCCTAAAGCAGTTGATGCTTCCAAACTTCAAAACCATTGATGGGACAGTAAGACAGGCGGCAATGGATGAGAGTTTTAATAATATTATTCCAGTTGGTACAGACACGTCGGATAGGCTGAATCAGAAGAAACAGGCGCTCCAACAATGGATGACTTCAGAAACGGCAGCGCCTACTGCCAAGGGCCATGGTATTGATTTAAGTAGATTCGCCGGCACTGCTCCGCCTCAATTAGGACAAAGCCAAAAAGTAATTGGACAAAAAACAGTTCAGGGTAAGCAATTCGTAAAATATGACGGTCAGCCCGGCTGGCATCAGGTGAATCAGTAATGCCCGATTCTGGATTCATATCTGATGCTGATATGGCGAATATGGAGGCCCAACAAGCCCCTGCGCCAACAACACAGCCGCAGCAAAATACCGGATATATATCCGATGAGGACATGGCCAAGATGCCGGCGGATAGTGATAAATATGACACGCTTCCGCAGCATGTTCTTGGTAATGTAGAAAACTTTGCCCGCGCTGGTACTTTGGGCGCTAGCGATCTTGCAGAAACTGGCCTATTGGGCCAATCGCAAGAAGACGTTAGGGGGCGTGAAAATGCTCTATCTATGCCAGAAAAGATTGCGTCTGGTATCGCCGGTGGCGCTACTCTTATTGGATTAACTGGCGGCCTTGGTGCCCCACTAGAGGCGGCAATGGGGGGCGGATATGGAGCTGCCGCCTTGGGATATGGCGCAGAAGGTGCTTTGTTTGGTGCCGGGAATGTGGTTTCCGATGCCTCCCTTGGCGACCCCAATTTAAACGCCGAGAAGATTATTTCGGAGGTCGGATTTGGTGCGGCCCTTGGCGGTGGCTTAGGCATCTTGGGCAGAGCACTTAAGGGCGCCCCAGAACTACCAGGAAGTATCTTGGAGCCGGGAAGTGGTCCGACATCACCTCCGGGAACTGGTGGCGCTAGCAATCCAATTATGACAGATCCAATGCCCCCTAAGGAGCCAATAGGTTCTTTTGCCGCGCTGGAAAAAAGAAATGCTAATTCTATAGCCAATGGGCAAAGCGTAGAAATGCCGCAAAAACAAGCGCTCACGGAAGCGCTATCCAGATTGCCCGATTTAGAAAATCAAATACTCCCGCAACAAATAGAGTCATTAAGTAGCCATGGTGCGAATCAGGATTATCAAATATTGCGTGATTCTCCCAATAAAGTTGGCGCGGAGATTAAAAATACAGAGGGTCTACAGAAGCAAGAGCTTACCTCTAAAATTGATTCTACCATAAGCGATCTTCACCCAGATGGCGCACCAACATCTGATCCAGTACAGGCCGGCAATAGGGCCAATGAGATTTTCACTAATCAATATCAGCAAGAGCAAGCAGAGTTAAGGCCATTTTATGATGCTACCGATAAACTTATTCTTGGCCCCGCATCGGGAGACATTGCACCGCTTGTTAATGAGTTTAGCAAGGCCGTGCCGGGCGTTGCCAGAATGTTCGGATATGGCGATGTTGGAGAATTGGAAAATGTGCTCCCTTATGATTCTAAATGGGGCATTGATAAGTCAACGTATAATGCCGTCAAGGACGTTTTCGATTCACTGAAAGCGTCCGGAGATGAAAATAGTTCATTCTCTGAATTGAAAAACTTACGCCAGGGTATGAGCCAGAATGTAAACACACTAGATCAAGGTGCCGGCCCAGGACAAATACGCGCCCTGAAGGCCGCTTTTATGAATTACAATCAGAATGTTTTAGAAGATGCAATTCCACAAGATGCCACCATTCAATCTGGTGAAGGAACAATGAACTTGCGGGATGTTGCCAAGCGATATGCGATCAATGAGCAACAAAGAGATGTCATAGAAAAGAACTTTGGCGCATCTGTTGGCCGGCAAGAATATGGCGCGATATCTAAGGTTAAACCAGAGGATATTCTGGACAATATGTTTAAGGATACGGCCACAACCACGGCGGCCAAGAATATCCTAAGCCCGGATGATTTTAATGAATTGCTATCCGACCATCTGGCCCATAATAGGGGCTTGGTAACTAAAAACAATGTGTTTTCGTCTAATAAATTCGCTTCATTTTTGAAACGCCATCAATCAGAGCTTGGGGCGGCTTTTTCTGATAATCCGGAGACGCTGCAGCGTTTGAAAGACCTTTCCACGGTATCTACAATTGTTCCCGATAATGCTTCCATTAATCCAGGCGGCACAGCAAAAACATTTATCGGTATGCTTAAAAACATGGGAACAGCCGATTTATTCATTGGACTACACAACCTGCCGGCATTGGTTGGCAAGAAAACTATGGAAATCCTAAACGAGGCCCGCGCCACCAGGAATGCCGTCAATGAGTTTAATCAAGGTCTAGCGGGGCAATCGGCAAAACAGGCAAGATTACAGCAAACTTCTAAAATACTTAGTCAAGTAGACAATGCCATGAACAAAGGCGCGGCGGCTATTTTCAGCCAAAGGGGTAAAAATGGCCAAGCTCCCTAAATATTCTCAGAACAAGTCAACGCTGGAAGATTTTTCTGACCCGGCGGAACTTAAAAAGCATTTGACCGATAATACGGCAGACTTTTTTCATGCGGCGCCGAATATTACTCAGGGCATCCATTCAACCGTTACAAATGGTCTTCAATATCTTAATGGCAAGTTGCCCGTCCCGGTAAATCCCATGCCGCTTTCCAAAGACCATGAACCACCAACACAATCACAGCATCACTTTAATCATAGTTTTGATATTGTGGATAATCCGTTATCGGCACTAGAACATGTCAAAAATGGCACCTTAAGTAGTCTACACATGGAAGCCCTGCAAAACGTCTATCCCAATCTTCTTAAAGATATGCAAAAGAAGGTTTTGGAGCATATGGATCTGGAAAAGGCCAAAGACCTCCCATATCCAACAAAGTTATCATTGAGTAAATTCATCGGACAACCGCTAGACGAAAGCATGACGCCACAAGGAATTGTAGCCAACCAAGCGGCAATGACGCCGCCACAACAAGCCATGAATGCGGGACAGCCCAATAAGCCCATGCCAGCATCTTCCATGAAAGATATGGATGTTGCCGGTAGGGCGGCCACAAGATCACAGCAATTGGAATCTCCAGAGAAAGCCTGACCACTTATTACTATTATATAGGCCATTCCTCATACAGAGGATTAACTGACAAGGGGTATCAATGGGCGCCAAGAAGGTTCTTCCACTATACAAGTTGATTAATTCCGGAGTAATGACTGGCGTAAACACCCTCTCCTCTAACCCAACCAAAGTAGAAAATATTGACAATATTGGTCTGCAGGTAGACTGGACGGGAACTCCTACTGGGGTTTTCTCTGTTCTTTGCTCCATAGATGGCGTCAATTACCACGCGTTAACTTTTAACCCGGTTCTGGCTCAACCTGCCGGAGCTGCGGGCGGCTACATCATCAGCGTTAACCAGCAGCCCTTCGAGTGGCTACAGGTGCAATATACGAATACCTCTGGAGTCGGCGTTTTAAATGTTTGGATTCTCGGAAAGGATCTGAACTAGATGCCGGCCATAGATCTAGGTTCGTTTGAATGGCCGCCGTCTGGTGGTAATGGTTCCGGCGTAACAATTTATGCCAATTTCGCCGCATTTCCTGTTTCTGCTCCGGTTGGAACCCTAGCAATTGATGCCTCCACTGGAACTCTTTATGAATTCTTCGGTGGCATGTGGCAAGTATTGGCGGAACTTGGATTTACTCCGGGCGCTTCTTACCAACAATTATTTAATGGCTCAAGCGGTGGTCTGATAAATGGTGTAAATACGGTATTTACACTAACGATTACGCCATCCCAGGCCGCGTCTCTTCTTCTAAGTGGGGACAACGGTCCGTTGTTCCAGGGCATTGATTATACCATTGCCGGAAATATCATCACGATGGCTATCGCACCGCCATTCGGATCTACTTTGTACGCATATTATAATGTCGTTTCTGGCGTTATCGGCGTTACTGATATTAATGGTCAAGGCGGATCGCTAACTTTTACGGGCACGGGTGGAACTACCGTTACGAATGTTGGCGGCGCATTCACTGTCAATAGTGCGTCTTCCTCTCCTTTGACTGTCATTGGTTCACGTGCCGGCCCAGAATTAATCATGGCCGCTGGTGGAATCCCATTCACTAGTTCTACCGCGTTGACCAAAGAATACATCCAAGGAAATGGCGGTGCCGTGGTGGTTACTGCTAATCCGCAAATTGCTGCCGGATCTTTCGATGGTCAAGAACTTACTTTACAAAGCACAGATGCTACTGACACCGTTGAAATTCAAGATGGAAATGGCCTAGCAATGAATGGTCCATGGATCGGAGGATTAAACAGCGTGATTACTTTCACGTGGGATTTAACAAATTGGGTAGAAAAAGGACGCCAATGAATAAGATTTTACTTCTACTTTCGCTTCTCCCAATTATCGCTGGCGCCAATCCCAGGACAATAACCGCTGATATTTTGGAATCTAGCGATCTTACGCAATCTTATACTATTAATTATGCAACTTTGAATAATATCCAGACTACGCTCACATTCACTGCGCCACTGGTAAATACTCTAGGCGTACTAACTTGTAATGTGGCTTCCGGTTCTATGGCAGGATGTTTGGCTTCTGCTGACTTTGCCACATTCGCGGCAACTTCGGCTGCGGCCATTACCAGTCTAACTGGCGACGTAGTTGCTTCTGGCCCTGGAGCCGTAAATGCACTTATCCCTACAATGTCATATCAACGTTGGGTGAATTTCGTAACTGGTAATGATGGTACAGGTACCGGATCGCAACTACGCCCATGGAAAACCATCCAAAAGGCTTGTACTGCCGTTACTGGATTGGCCACGATCAATACCCCCGTCACCATTAATCTTGATGGCGGAAATAATGATTTTGAAGCTGGCCCGATCTCTTGCCCGCCAAATATCGCATTAAATTCTGGTTATTCAATTCAAATTCCTGTGGCGTTTGTTATTTCTGGCGGTTCAACAAACGATAATTTTTGGGCGTCAAATATAGAGTTTATTGGAGCATTTACGTGGTCAAGAAACGATGCCACGGACATGAGCGCCACGTTTTCTCAGGTGGCATTTGGTGGAGCTACCACACTCAAGCAGGCTGGTTCGGGTGGCTTGGCTTTAGAAGTTTACAATAGTTCATTTGACGCCGCCACAGAAATACAGGCACCTACATTTGGTAGCATTTTCTACAGCACAGAATTTAATGCTGCCACCACTTTTGATGACGTAACATCCGCCGCTTATTATGAATTTTTAGGTGGATACATGGGCGCCCCAATCAGCATTGCTGGTGGCCCATTCATATATTTCAGTGGCATTCAGGCCGATGTTCCATTTGGCTATACTCTGACCATGGTTACTACGGGAAATGGTTCTCCTACATTACAAACGGATTCGGGTAGCGTACCTCCGACAATCACGGGAACGCCAACCCTGATACTAACTTCCTATGCACAGCACGAAAGCTATACACCTGCTGTACCTGGAAATTGGTCTCCCGCTCCTGGCCAAGTTGCTGCAGCATTAGACCAATTGGCAGCGCGTGGTAGCGGATCTGGTTCTGTGACATCTGTATCGGTAGTTGGCGCTAATGGCTTTGCTGGTACTGTTGCCACCTCGACCACTACCCCCGCCATCACATTGAGTACGACTGTTACCGGCCTCCTTAAGGGAAATGGAACGTCAATCTCAGCAGCCGTAGCTGGTACAGATTATGTAGCGCCATTCACTTACACCCAGGAAGTACCTAGCGGGAGCATAAATAATTCTAATGTCACATTTACTTTGGCGCATACGCCGCAATCAAATGCTGGCGTAGTTCTTTTTGGAGACAACGGGCCGTTGGTGCAAGGAACTGACTATATTATTGCTTCTGCTACCATTACGATGGCGGTGGCACCTAACTTTGGACAAACACTTTATGCGACGTATCAGTATTAAGGGGAGCGATATGAAAAACAAAATTATTCTATTCTTGGGACTACTGGCATCTACAGCTCTTGCCGCTCCCAAGATTCAGAACGTGGATGTACTCTCCCCGGCGGCTATCGTTACCGCTGGTGGAACGCAATCGCAAGCGGTCAACACCTCCAAACTATGGAACGATGTTGACTCGGAACTTGTAGACACTTCTATTGCTCGCTGGGACGCCAAGGGCACTGGATCTGTAACATCCGTATCTTTTTCTGATGGATCTTCTACCCCCATTTTTTCAATTGGCGGTGTTCCGGTAACTACGTCCGGGACAATAACCGAGACGCTTTCTACACAATCAGCCAATACTGTATTTTCGGGGCCGACCTCTGGCGGCTCTGCACAACCGACGTTTCGTGCTTTGGTTTCTGCCGACATTCCTTCGCTATCCGCCTTATATCTGGCGCTAACTGGCGGAACAATGTCCGGCATTATCAATACTGGCGGTAATACGATTACTGATACGTTCGTGCCCGTTACCGGAAGCGACGTAGCAAACAAGGCCTATGTAGACTCGCAACTTGCGCAGCTAAATCCCGCCGCCGCTGTTTACGCGGCCACAACCGCCAACCTAGTTGGAACTTATACGAATGCCGTGAGCGGAGTCTGTATTGGTGACTTATTCACTATTACAGCCACGGGTGCATTTACGGTTGATGGTGTTACGCCCCCGGCTGGATCTAGAATTCTATTCAAAAACCAGACAAGTTCATTCCAGGATGGTGTTTGGGTTTTAACCGTTCCCGGATCTGTTGGCGTTAGTGCAATATTCACTCGCGCCACCGACTCCGATTCTTCTGCGGACTTGAATGCTGGACAAATTGTTCCTATCGCAAACGGGACAGTAAATGCTGGATCTTCTTATTTTCAAACTGCTGTTATTTCTACCTGTAGTAGTAATGCCCAAACATGGACAAAGTTTTCTAACGCGTCTTCGGCTTACTTATTGGCGGCCAATAATCTATCTGATGTCGCTAACGTTGCCACTAGTCAAAGCAATCTTGGATTGGCAAATGTGCTCACTGGGCTGACTGGAGATGGAACCGCAACTGCTTCCGGTGTGGCGTCTGCCGCTTTTACTTTGGCAACGGTGAATGCAAATGTTGGTAGCTTCACTAATGCCAATATTACCGTTAACGCAAAGGGACTAATCACTGCCGCTTCTAATGGAAGTGGCGGCGGCGGCTCAACGGTATACAATGCCCAATTCCAATGCGGATTTGGAACCGCGGATTCTAACACCACACTTCTTTTGAACTTCGATGGCAATCCAACAACTGGATTTTCTAGTAGTACCGTCTATGACTATGGTATCTCCCATTTGACTGGCTGGAGTTTAAATCTTGGTGCAGTGATGGATGCTACGCATGTTAAGTTTGGCGCTGGATCATTGGACTTATCCGCTGGATCAAGCGGATCAAACTTATCTAGAGCCGGTAATGCGGCTTTTGCTTTAGGGTCTGGAAACTTTGAGGTCGATGCCCAGGTATATCCTGTTAATTTTTCTGCTAATTATGATGTGATGGGGGTTCAAAATAGCGGCGTGGGTGGTTGGGATCTTTATATCAACACCAGTGGACATCCCGTTTGGTACAATTCTTCCGCTGGAAATATTCTTGTGGGAACGGGTACTCTTACTCTCAATGCATACAATTATGTTGAATTGGATAGAAGTGGCAGCACCGTCTATATGTTTGTCAATGGGACTTTGGGCGGTACCGCCACCGATTCTGCTAACTATAACGATAGCACTGACACATTTCACGTAGGCGCAAACTCTACCGCTGCCGGGAATGGTAACGGGATTATCGTTGACGAGGTTCGCATTTCTAACGTCGCCAGAAATACAGTTAGTTTTACGGCCCCCACGGCGGCGTGGCCGATTACCCAAACTATCGACTCTGGTGGTAATCCTAGTTCTTGGATGACCCAAGTAAATGGCGGCCTTGGCCCTTGCACATGTCAAATTGTTCCCGCCGCACCATTTGCTGCTCTGCCGGCATGTGCCTTCAGCCCAATCACCACCAGCGTAAACAGCGGGGTGAATCCAACCACAACGCTAACGACTTCATTGATCACGCTTTCCACTTACATCAATGGCGTGTGTGCAAGTAACGATATCCAAGGAATGTGTCACTAAGGGGAAATTATGAAACCAAGCAATCCAATCATGATTAATGCATTATCGGCGGCTAGTAATAAAAACTCTGCTGCTATCAATGCTACTTTCATGGTTTATGGTTCAATCCAGGCATCTTTCTCTGATTCCGCGGCAGCCGGGACACTTGTTTTGCAAGGTTCAAATGATCCAGAAGAACTTCTTCCGGCTGGAGCACCACCTATAAATTGGGTCAATCTTGCTGGAGCCACCGCAACCGTTGTAGCCGGGGCAAGTGTAAATGTTGGATATGTGCCTTATGTAACTGGATCTTTTAGATGGCTTCGCGCTGTATGGACGCATAGCGCTGGGGCTGGTACGATAACTGTAACTGGATTTTTCCAAGGAGTGTAATTATGCCGATGATTAAGGGTTCAAGCCCACAAGCGGTTTCCGCAAACGTAAAAGAACTGATGAAGTCTGGCCGTAAGCAAAAGCAAGCTGTTGCAATTGCACTGGCTCATAAGCGTAAATACGCCAAGGGTGGAATGGTAGATCAGGATGCCGATGGTGGTTTTATTGACGCCTCTGATGCAGAAGAAATGGGCGACAATGATTTGCACATGCACGACTCTCTATCTCCAGATGACGGCGGTTACGGCAGCGCAAACAATGAGCAGAAACAGCGAAGCGTTGATCAGATTGCCAAACAAGGTAGATTTCAAGAAGAGTCTATTGCCAATCCGCATCAGCAAACTATGGACAGGGCGCTGGCACTGGCTTTGGATAACTACGCCATGGGCGGCCTGATAGAGGGCGGAGAAGACGGCATTGACGGCAGTGAGCCCAATGAAGATATGGAATTGCAAGGAGCGGAAGGCGCGGAGCCGGAGCCGAGTGGATTGCCTGAAATGTTCCTGAAAGAAATTGCCGACCGCAAGAAAAAACGCCGATACATGTGAGGTCAATATGATTGATTGGCATGAGTTTTTCACCTGGATGCTATTGGGAGGAATCTCCGCCATTGCGTCATATATTGCGAAAAGTGTTGGCAAAATGAGCAAATCAATAGAAGATCTGAACAGGCATATGGCCGTAATTGTGGAAAGGACAACTAACCACGAGAAGCGGATTAGTAAGCTGGAATTAAAAAAGGAGAAATTAAAATGAGTTCTATTACCTTGGCATCGTTACAGCCCCTATTGGCGCCCCTGGCATCTGAAGTATATTCGATGGTAGTTTACCCAGAGCTTCAAAAGTTGGCCGCTTCTGCTAATTCGCCCGATCTGAAAGTAGCAGCAGATGCCCTTTTGGTGGCGATCGACACCATTGCTAAAGCAGAAATCGCGAAAGCCTGACCGTGGCAACCGCACCGGCAAACATCACAACTACTCTACAGGGTATTTTTGATGATGCCGGGATGGCTGCTCTTTCCGCCGCTTCTCCGCCACTTGCGGCAGCCCTAAATATCCCAATTGTTGGCCCCGTTGTTTCCTGGGCCATTACTAGCCTTACCAATTTCCTAATAGCCCAAGGCGTGATCGAGATTAAACTAGGCATCCTAGATATCCTAACAAGCGAAGCTAAAGCCAAATATGCTCCGCAGATAGCCATTCTAAAGGCAGCTCAGGCGGCTAAAACACTTACTCCAGAACAAGAGGCGGCTTATGATTCAGCATTACAGGCGATTGTGTCTAACCATCCTGGCGTCGTTAACGCTTAGTGGCTGCGGCCACACTAACGTAATCCAAATTCCTGATTTTACCGTATACGGAGACAAGGGAGATATTGGCTGTACTGCTGTTCATACTCTGGCGGCCATTCCACCTAAAGACATTTCAGCAGAAGATTGTGCCCCGCTATTGATCGGTACAATTGCAGTAAATGCAGCAGACTTCGCCACCATCCAATCCAACGTAGATAAAATGTGTACGACCTTTACTGGTGCGTGTACTTACGAAATGGTGATGGCCCTGAGCCGACTAAAAAAGTTAAATAGTGGTATAATTAAATTTAGAGGATTGAATGAACTTAACTTTAAAACACACTAGCGCTGATCAAAATGGAATATGGGGCCAGCTAATCAATGACGCTGGTGATATTATCGCGTATACCGGGGAACATGCCTACTCAGATGGCGCAGGCTGGAGGGGTAAGGTTCCTCCTGGAGTTTACATTTGTCAACGCGGAACACACACATTAATAGGAAACGGAGAGGTTTTAGAAACCTTTGAAGTAACCAATGTCTCCGGACACAGTGGAATACTTTTACATAAAGGAAATAACCCGCAGGTGAATTCAGAGGGCTGCATTCTGCTTGGCAGCGCCGTCCAAGGTATTGTTTTATTGCGCAGTCAGGACGCATTTGATGCCTTCATGAATTTGATGGATGGAATTGATAGTTTCAAGCTCACCGTTAGTTAATAAAAATATCAGCAAATAGTTGTTGTGCCAAATAAAATGGATCTAGCGATTTTTCTCTAGCCGTCAATCCCATAACGTAATAATCAATACCAGTATTACAATACATTATGGACAATATTTCCAAGGCGTCGATTATAAGCTGGATGTCTTTCGATCTCATTTATCCACCGGCATTAATATTGTCGTTATATAATGTATTAAATGATCCCTGATAAACTCACCAACCGATCCCTTGTTGGCATATTTCGCAGCCCTAATTACCAACGCTCGGTCAGATGGTTTGAATCTAACACCAATTACACTACTTTTTTTATCTTTCTTATTCTTCACGCTCAACCCCAAACGGAAACATACGCAGGGTTTCCACTGTCTTATATAAGCCATTAGCATCGGGAGACTTTAGCTCCAACGTCAGAAGATAATCGCCACCTATTAATTCTCTACCAGATGGCAGAAATTCTTTCAAGTAATCGAATTGTTGGATGGCCCTGTCTAGGTATTCAACCTTTTCTGTCCTATCCCCTACTACGTAGGCATCATCTACACGCACTAAAACTATTTTTAGAATGTCCATTTTTACCTCTTGCTTTATGTATAACAAAAGTTTACAACCTTTGCAAGGAGAATTTAATGCTTAAATTCAATATAGAGACAATTCGCGCCATTAAACCATGCTATGACCCAACCAAATATCTCTCGGAAGATTGGTCTGGAACTGCCATAGACCTATTAGACGTTACTGCCATTCCGTTCCAAGATCGCCTTTGGGTGCTAATGCGAACGGATTTTGTAAGCGAAAAACTCATGCGCCTATTCGCCGTATGGTCCGCCCGACAGGTTCAGCACTTAATGAAAGATCTGCGTAGCTTGGCGGCGCTAGATGTGGCAGAGAAGTTCGCCACTGGCGCGGCATCGCCTGAAGAATTGGCTGCTGCGAGGGATGCTGCGTGGGATGCTGCGAGGGATGCTGCGTGGGATGCTGGGAGGGATGCTGCGTGGGATGCTGCGAGGGCTGCTGCGTGGGCTGCTGGGAGGGATGCTGGGAGGGATGCTGCGTGGGATGCTGCGAGGGCTGCTGCGTGGGCTGCTGCGAGGGATGCTGCGAGGGCTGCTCAAAATAAAAAACTTAGAGAAATGATCATTGCTGGCATAGAGACGGGAGATACAAAATGAACCAGGGCTTTTACAGTACAAATCAGAACCTACCCCAGATGGACTATATATCGTGGTCCAAGTGCTCCGCGATGCTCAAGTCTCCTCGGGGCTTCTATAATAAGTACAAACTGGGCAAGCAGACGCCGCCCACCGCAGCTATGGAATTTGGCCGGGCTTTCCATTCTAAGCTTCTGGAGCCCGAAAATCACAAATCACAATATGCAATAATGCCGGACTTCGGCGCTATGCAAAGCTCTACAAACAGGGCCAAGCGGGATGCCTGGAAACAAGAGTATTTCGGTAAGTCATTCCTAACCAAGGAAGAGGACGAACAGATTGACGCCATGATTGAGCGGGTTAGGGAACACCCCCATGCTGACTTCCTACAGGAAGGCCAGTCGGAGCAATGGGGCTATGCTAGCCGAGAGAATGGCGGCTGGTTGATGGGTAGGCCTGATTACCTCTCTAGCGATTGCGTAATTGAGGTTAAAACGACCTCCAGGGGCGTTGAGTGGGATAGCTTCTTTCGGGAAATGCTTAATTTCAACTATCATGCCCAGATGGCCTTGAATATCAACGTGGCTAATAAGATAAGAAATGTCAGGCATTCGGGCGTATTCGTGGTTGTCTCGACCGCAGAGCCTTATGACGTTGCCATTTATGAGCTTCCCGAGAATATCCTGGTAGAAGGAGAAGCCATCGTAGCGGAAGCCATTACCAAGATTGATCAGTTTTTGGCAATAGATCCACAGATGGAAGATCCAAAAGTGTGGCAAACAGTGGAATTGGTGGGCACGACGCCTCCCTGGTTCTTTAGAAAGACGATGGGATAATTTATGAGCAATCAAAGTGAACAAATCAATGAACTAGCAATGGCCCTATCCAAAGCCCAGGGCGAAATAGTCGGGGCCAAGAAGGATAGCCAGAATCCTTTCTTTAAAAGCAACTACGCCGATCTAGCAAGCGTCTGGGATGCTATACGTGAGCCTCTTAGTAAGAATGGCTTGGCGGTTGTGCAGACTATGGAAGCGGCAGTGGGCGAAGAGACGTTGCTTCATACAACGCTTGTTCATTCATCTGGCCAGTGGATTAGGGGTTATGCGGCAATCAAAGCCAAAGACGCAAGCCCCCAAGCTCAAGGCTCTGCCATCACCTACGCCCGCAGGTACGCCCTAGCGGCTATCGTTGGTGTCGCGCAGATTGATGATGATGCCAATGCAGCCCAGGGAAGGACGGCACCAGTACAGCGCTCTACCACGTACCCACAAAGCGTTGATACTTCGAGAACTGTAACCTCCGCTGCCGGCATAGACTTCAAAGAGCCAGCGCAAGCCCCGAAGGCTAATCCATTCCAGAAGTCACTTGATAAAATAGGTCAGAACCTAACGCCAAGTAATATTCCTAGGCCTAAAGTTTAAACCATGCGGTTTATGGCAGCTATGGTGTTTGGCTTCATGGCGGGAGCCGGCACCATGGCATTTACTTATATGGGCGTAGTGCAGTTGCAGAGTAGGCATTACGTGGCAATTGTAGAAGCCGCCCAGATACAGCAGTCTAATTTGCAAGCTTGCGAGCGGCGTATTTCTTTATCCCATACTTCTCGGCGAGCAGGTTCGCGGCGGAAAGAGCAACCTCAACAGCCTGAGAAGAAGTCTGAGCTTTAACCTCTGTCCAGCCCCTCTTATGACACGCGTCAACAAACCCATAAGTCTGTAGGGTATTTACAAGGAACTTCTGAGCACTAGATCCAGGTCTAAGGCTATCCCTAATGTCGCAGTAAGCGCACCAGGCGACATTTCTCTCCACAACTGAGCCTCTAGTATTATCCCAGGTTAAAAGAGCCTGTAAGACCTCTACGCGATCCAGTGGGGGGGGCATGTCATGTTCTAGGCCGAAAGCTGAGTTAATCATTAGAATGGTCCATTATAGGCTTTAAGTAGTTCAATTTGGCGCTTCGATTTCTTTCTAACGTCTAATACCGTTCGCAACAGGGTATCTGCGCCTGTTTTTTCTACGACGCGGTATGATATCGGGACTTGTATCGTCTCGGCCCTGCGGGAATATAGCTGCTTGTATGCACTGACCGAATAAATCAAAACATACTTGCCGAGAAGTTCGCCACTGATTCTACAATAGCCGACCGATTCTTTTCCATTCCATAATTCGTAGCTTATTGGTCCAGTAGGCATTGAATAAATCTTCCTATAGTGCGGTTTCTAATTCCGAGTTAATCAAGCGCACCACCTTGCAAACTTTAGTTTATTGGTTCTCAAGGAAAACTCCGCAAACGCCATGCAATCTGCTCTTGTATAATCTCCGGTGGCGATAAGCTCCAGCGCCCTGTTTCGTAATTTATCTTCTCTGCTATGGGCCACCTCGTCATCATCGTTTTTGATGGCCAATAACACTTCATCTAATATCTTATTAAGTTCGTCCACTTGAATAAATCTTCCTATAATCTTTTAAATACCCCCTATTTCCCTTTGACAGGCGCCCGGGGGTATGGCGTAAGATTTAATCGCAAAATTGATCTTGTCGTAAGTGTCCATATTCTGGGCAACCAAATCAAGGAAAATCTGCAAAGCCAAGAGCCCTACTGTAACTATTTTCAATAGGTGGCGTAGGGGGACTGATAGGAGTCACGTAGTCAAAGCCCATAAGGGATGCCTACCTGGTACTTAGACGCATAGTTCTAAGACTAGATGGGTTGAAATATTGGGGCATGCAGGAAGCAGCCTGATTACCAATGCCTCGCGAAGCTGGCCTATCAGTGGTGCCTACTACCTTGCGGTGAAAGACGCAGACAAAGTGTGGGAGAGGGATAAACTCATGCGGCCCATACGGGAAGTGAAGCATACAAGGGTTTTTCTTTCTACCTGAGGAGTTGAGACTAATACTAAAATATTAGGACAACCCCAAGGGGATTCCTTTGCTCCCTCCAGGAAGCTACGCTATCCTTTAATCTAGACAAGTTAAAAGCGTTATATAGCAAGCCATAATAGACCATTTTTCCCTTGACTACAAAATAGCCAATATCTAAACCTTAGGCACCAATAGTTGAAATTCTGTTATTGCATTCATTGGTAGCCCCCCGGGAATGGTTTCTAGGGGGCTTAATTATTATCTTGATTCGGTAAAACATTTGTTGTACACTTCTGATTATGAAAGACCAAACACTAGAATGTCAGGAATGCGGTGAAATGTTCGATTGTGGAGGCTTTACTTACTTAAAGCTTTGCGAGGGCTGCCACGAAAACCATGAAAGATATATTCGCGGAGATAATGACTCGAAATATGAGCAGGAGAATGGTAAATGAACTGCTGGGACTTAAATGATGAGAAGGGGAATACTATGACTTTACTGCCTTGGAAATACGAGAATGAGAAGAGAACTACATATGACGTTTTTACAGGAAAACCTACCATTACTGAGGAGCATTTTATCTATAACGACAAAGATAGCCTTGTTGCCGTTGTTAATAACTATCGAGAAACATCCGTTCAGAACGCTATCTTGATCGCTGCCGCCCCAACCATGTACAATGCGCTGGTTGAAGTTGATCGCCTGTTCAATTGCGACGCCGTTAAGCTTGCCTTGTTTGTTGCTACCAAAGGCGAGAGATTGCCGGAAAGTGTTTTGTAATGTGGCCATTTTATCATTGCGGCAATGGGCATCACGTTTCCGGTAGGGTTATTAAATACCCGGAGCACACAAAATGTTTTGTAAATTACTTTAAAGGCAATGAGCTTGCTTATAGGTATGATTCTAGGCATTGGTGCTCTAGGTGTCACTGCGAATATACGCACTCTGAATTGTACACTGGAAATGCGGCCAGAATGCATGAGAAATATGTGCGCTTAAATAATGAACTTGAATCAAAATCCAAGACGCTTGTCTCCACAAGCGAGAGACTGCAACATTGGATCGACCACGGGAAAGACAAGCCAATTGACACCAAAGACATTCCGTTTTTTGGATTAAGCGCATGGCCTCCTGACCCGGAAACAGGGTTGTTTAAATTACCAACATCTGAGATGTCCCTTTATGAGTTGAGATTAAGAGCGCAGCAGAAATCGGGTAAGAAGAAAAAATGGAAAAAGTAATCATCTACGTTGGCGCTATGGTGGCTTGATAAATTGGATTTTAAAAAGGAGAAAAGAATGGAATTAAATAAATTGACGGTCGGTGAAATTAAAGAATTGCAATGTTTGCTTGGTTCGCCCGAGAGCAAGAAAGATCCATGCTGTGAAAAATCATATGGCACTCGAATTGTTGTGCTCCAGCGCGGCTGGGTTGTTGTTGGAAATCTTTATAAGATGGGACAGGATTTTACTCTTCGCAACGCCAGTGTGATCAGAAATTGGGGAACCGATAAAGGATTGGGCCAAATTGCTAACGGCGGACCGACGGCGAACACAAAACTTGATCCATCGCCGGACATTCATTTTCATGAATTAACCGTAGTCATGGCGATTTCATGCAAGGAGAGCGTATGGTCCGGCAAATTGCCTCAATAGGCGAAGAATCGAAAACCTCCGGGTACGGGTACGGGAACGGGAACGGGGACGGGTACGGGGACGGGTACGGGAACGGGAACGGGTACGGGTACGGGAACGGGGACGGGTACGGGAACGGGAACGGGTACGGGTACGGGAACGGGAACGGGGACGGGTACGGGGACGGGTACGGGTACGGGGACGGGTACGGGAACGGGTACGGGAACGGGAACGGGAACGGGTATTAATTTTATGGAAAAAGTAATCATATACGTTGGTGCTGGCGTATTAGCTGCCGCCGTCGTTTATTCTCTGGTGACGAATGGCTAGGAATAAGTTTCGAGCGGTTAGGACAAGCCATAAAGGGTATTCCTTTGGGTCTAAGCTAGAGGCCGCCGTCTTTGATAAGTTGGGAATTAGAGAGATTTTAGGTGAGATTAAAGATATTAAAGTTCAGCAAACCGTAGTCCTACAAGAGGGAACTAAGGGTAAAAAAGGAACTAGAATTACTTGGCGAGTTGACTTTAAAGCAACCCTGACAGATACAGGAGAGCCTATTTATATCGAAGCGAAGGGCGCGGTCACACCAGACTATCTTCTGAAGCTAAAGCTCTGGAGAAAGAATCCGCCGGCCATGCTTCAGATATATATGGGAAGTTACCAATATAATAAGATTGTAGAAACGATTATACCGATAGCGAAGGAGTTACCTTGATTTGGAATATACTAGACAAAGATGGAAATGTATTGGGGCAAATTGAAGCGGACGATGAAAACGAGGCGGTAAATCATGCCAAATACTCTTGGCCTGAAGCGGTTAGCGCGGTCAAGGCAGCACACGAAAGAGGCGAAGTATGACAATGGCATTAACTTTTGTAATGGTGGTACTTTATATATCTTGGACAAAGCGGGAGAAAAAGAAATGACATATATTTTGTTGATCTGGGTAATGAATTTCAGTGCCGCCGATCATCCGCGCCAGGACATGATCTTCATGCCGGATCTTGAATCATGCGAGAGCTTTGGGGAGCAGAGCGGGCATTATTTTGAATGCTCACGGATTGTGATGCGATGAGTAGTAGTTGTTTAAATTGCGGCGGCTTAATTATGCAACCCAATATATCATATGGCTGGGGTGGGACTATTTGTTATTGTCCGAAAGCTCCGCTCATGCAATACCAGCGCCCAGCAAGTAAAAAACAGAGCCATCCATTCTATCAAACGGATGGTGCGCAATTAAAGCATAACGACCGAGCTTTAGAGGCTTCAGCCCGAGACGCAGTCGTCTATGGCACAGGAATGGTGAAGCTCACCATACTAAACGGAAAGATGATTTATGATCACATTGATATTCGCAAAGTGACTATGGAATTTAATAAAGAAAACGAAATCACAAAGCTAGAGGTACAGCCATGACCCTGCAAAAACTAATAGACAAGACGCTGGAAAAACGGGGGAAGGCGAGCAAAGGCCGGTGGGATTGGTTGGATAGTGCTGGGCGCACAATTATTCGCACCGACAAGCCGCTAACCGGTCACGATTGTCTTTTTGTGTATCCCTACAAAGATCGCCATGAGGGGGAATACCGTTCAAACGATGATGCCGCCTTTACATCCCACGCCGCCAACGAGATGGCGAATCTTGCGCTTGCGGCTAGAAAATTAGCGAAGGCATTGGAGTTTTATGCGACGGCTACAGAAACAAAAAAGACGGCATCGATGATGGGGGACTATACACCATTTTTCATAGACCGTGGCGCGATGGCAAAAGCAGCACTCGCGGCGGCAGATAAGCTTTGCGGAGGCGGGGGAAAGTAATGGGCTATCCACACCAGCCGGATGACATGCCGGAGTATAAATACCTAGGAAATTTCTCTGCGGTAGACCCCGCCTATTCTAGGCACATGACTTGCGATGATTGCAAAGTAAGTTGGACTGGATGCTGGGATAATTTCCAATGTCCCAAGTGCGGCCACGGAGAACTACCATCAAATGAGATGAAAGCGGTGACCACATGACCCCCACCCCAAAAGAAACCGACCCGCAATGGCCGCCGAGAGTGTTCATAGATAAGGTCGGCTGTATGACAGTAGATGGAAAAACAGGATTCGCCCCATGGGATAGGAAATTCTATTTAGTACCTGCGGCGTTTCCCGAAATGCGAGAATACCTCTCCCTCGCCGAATCAGAGCACCTCTTGAAGAAGCAAGCCGAGAAATATGAGGCTAGGATTGCGGAGTTGGAGGAGGCGTTGCGCAACATAAGAATGGCGTATTTAGACGATGAAGATGGCGTAACGGCAGTATCTAAAGCACAAGCCATGGATTCATGGGCCAGACAAGGCCTCGCCGCACTTTCATCAACGCGGCCAAGTGAGGGGGAGAGGTGAACCACCCCGAACTAATCCCGGAAGCGTTGGCGAGGGCGGAGAAGCTGGCGGAGGAGAAATATCCCATGCCGGGGAGCATCTATCTAATTACTAACATAGAGCGAAGTGGATTTATCCAAGGCTACCGCGCCGCCTGGGCCGAGCATGCGGGAAAGATTGCCGAGCTGGAGCGGAAGGTTCATGATCTGCGTGAACTATTGGAGAAGTCATGACCAATAATAATTATTATTGCGAAGCCGATGGATGCTTAAAAGAAGTTGACCCGCCAAAGATGTTAGGATGTTTAATCTCATACTGGCCCCTTGAGTGATCTTTTCTTTTCCTTGGAAAGTAGGTTTCTGGATGTATCCGAGGAGAATGCTCCGCACTCTCGGCAGTGGTAGGACTGGTATTTTGATGTTCTTGCGTAATTAAATCCACGACGAATCAGATTCTGATTGCCACATTGGCACCTAAATATCTCTTCGCCCCGGAAGACGTTAAGATCAACGCCGGTCCCGCCCCACTTAGATAGCTTATGGTAAAGCTCCTCGGTGGCTAGAACATCCAGCTTGTTGTACTTCTCCATCTCTTTCCATGCCTTGATATTTCCCTTAAGGCATTCGGTCCAAAGCTCAAAGCCAGAGAATTTCTTGTGGCTAGACTTCTTATACTTCTTATTTATCTTCTCGCTCATGTACTCAAGCTTGTTGGAAGTGAAGGCGAAATGCTTCTTTGCGAGTTGCTTGGTATCTATATGCTTATAGGGAGAGGGCGGACCCATGCCGGCCATAATGAACCGGGCATTGACCTTCTTGGCATCGAATGCCTTAGAATTTTGGCCAATTACAACATCAGCCTCATTCAGTAGTTTCCACAGCCCTTGAAGAATCTTCCGATCATCTGTCAAATCTTTGGCGCTTCTTTGGTCCATGTACATTATCTTCTTGGAGTCGAGCCATTTCGCGGCCCAAGAGAGCAAATGCCAGTCAGAAACTATTTGATTCGTGGCGACATTCTGTTCCCATATCCCCCACACGCGAGCCAATATGGGCGCCGTTTCAATATCGAATACGAGAACTTTGGCGGTTTCACGTCTCACGAGTTTCAATTATACGCGAATATCTTAATAAATAAGTTATTTCTCCACACGGTGATTATTGCTATTGACTAGTAAAATATTTCAGTCCACGATTTCCAGAAAGGGGAAACAATGGAAAATAACGTAACAGAAATAAAAGCCAAGACAAAAGATCAGCAATATACCGAAGCCTGTGCGGTGCTAGGCGATAAAGAGTTTCGCCTAGAGGTTCTAAAGGCAGAAATTACTCAAGTTAAACAAGACATTTTGAAAATTGCACAAGAGAGCCAATAAAAGGAAAATATCAAGCAATGAACTTTTACGAATACACCGACTTCCTCTTTCGCAAAGCCAACCAAGACCTTCAGAAAACTTACACAACCAATAATGATGGACTAGCTAAATGCTCAAGCATGCTGATTCATGGGCAGCGAGTATTCTATAAGTGGCTACATGTGCCAATAGTTATTGTTTCCTATTTCGCGATCAAGTTTAATGCGCCAATTGCCAGTCGCCAGCACTTCTTAGAATTCAAGGAAAAAGAAGCCGAAAGAATCAAGGCATTAGAAGAGGCCAAAAAGCCTAAATTAGTACCGGCAGCAGATGAAAGCCATAACGCCAGTTGAGGGTTGCGCCATCAAAAAGCCATCCAAAGAGCTTTTAGATGAATGGAACCAGAAATTAAAAGATTCAGGATTCGAGGACATAGAATATGCCGGCGGTAGCCTTAAGCGAGGATCTTGGAAGATACCATCGTGCCCGGACCAAGATATGATCCTAGAATTCTTCAGAAAGCTGGACCATCTATTGGGCACACAAAAACTGCCAGCCAGAGATAGAAAGATCCTAGAACTATATGTAATGGGCCATTACTTAAAAGATATTGGTCCCATGGCGGGCGTATCTCAGTCCACCGCGCAAAGAGTGATCAGACGTTATACGAAGATCATAAACGGATATAATTGACCACATATTACTAGTATGTAGCCATGACACAAGAATTTGAAATAAGATCAGCTAACCCGGGAGACATAGCATTCATCTATGACACCTGGAAGAACTCATTCCGTTACGACAAAGTAACACCAGGCATCAGAAACTTCATATATTATCCCGAACAAACAGCCGTCATGGACGCCATCTTAAATGATGATCGAACAAAAGTGTCTGTGGTCTGCAAGAAAGATGAATCATTCGTAGTATTTGGCTACATGGTTTACCAACCAAAGCCAGCAATATTGCATTACATTTATATTAAAGAGCCGTTTCAAAAGCTCGGCCTAGCAAAGGCATTGTTCGCCCAAGGATTTGGTCCAGAGGTGGGTAAGACAGAAAATCTGCAATGCAGCCATAAGACCAAAAAAGTGTCTGATTTATTCAGCACAAATGACCGGCTAATTTACAATCCTTATCTGATATGTTCAACGCACCTTAAAGGAGAAGACAATGGCTAAAGCAGCACGAACGGTTAAAGCCCTACAAATGGCAGTATCACTGGATATGGTTGGCTCAAAAATGAGCATGAGCACCAGCAAAAATCTAAGCCTAACAGAGCTTCCCCATGGAATTGAGATGAAATCCAAAGCCAGCAAGAGAACTGTAGTAATTCCATTCCCTAATATTAAGGGATATGAAGTGGAATATACTGACAAAGATAGTCAAGAATAGCCATTAGTCTAAAGGTAAAATAATGAATGGAAGGTTTCAAAAGGGTCAACCGAGAGCGCCAACAGCAGGCAGACAGCCTGGCGTGCCCAACAAGAAGAGATCACTTGAAGCAATAGCCGAAGAGATGGGATTCGACTTTCTCCATGCCTTGGCCACTATAGCCGCCGATATAGACCACCCAAGAAGATTCGATGCAATCAAAGAGGGATGCCAATACATCATCCCAAAGATGAACGCCAATTCGGTTAGCTTAAACAGCGACTTGGCTTCATTGGCCGAAGAGTTTGCAAAGATGACCACAGAAGAAATCGAAGCCTGGATAAAATCCAATGCAAGCCGTAAGTAGCTTACATATAGCCATGGCAGAGCTTGCTAGCCGTCCAGGCTTTAAACCCCAATTGCTGGACAAAGACTTTCAGAAGCAATGTAGCTTCATTCAAGATCAAGCAAGGCGAAAGGCCCTATTCTGCACACGTAGGGCAGCCAAGAGTTACACAGGCGGCCTTTACTTGGTCCAAGAAGCCCTAGACAGGCCAAACAGCAATTGTCTCTACCTTGGACTTACCAGAGCTTCTGCCAAGGGAATCATTTGGAAGGACATCTTAAAGGATATCAATACCAGAAACCGGATAGGCATGGCCTTCAATGGCACAGAGCTAACGGCTACAATGAATAACGGTAGTGTCATTTATGTTACAGGAGCGGACGCCGATGAAGATGAAATGGAAAAGCTTCTTGGCCGCAAGTATCGATTGGTTGTCATTGATGAGGCTGCGTCTTTTACTGTGGATATGCGAAAGCTCGTTTACGGCATATTGGGACCGGCAGTCGTTGACCAGGGCGGAACGATTTGTCTTATGGGTACATCGGGCGACCTTACGCAAGGCCTGTTCTATGATGTCACTACGGGCGCAGAGCCGGGATGGAAACTCTACGAATGGACGGCACACGATAATCCATATGTCGCAGCACAATGGAAAGCCGAGTTAGAGGATATCGCAGCCAATAGGCCCCTATTCATGCAAACGCCACTATTCAAGCAGTGGTATCTAAACCAATGGGTAATTGATACAGAGAAGCTTTGTTACCGCTTTGACGCAGCCAAGAACATCTATCAATCATTACCATTCTATAAAACAGGGAGCTGGAGCTATGTATTGGGTGTTGACCTTGGTTACAGTCCTGATCCTAGCGCTTTCGTGGTTACTGCTTTCCATGAGCATGATCCTAATCTCTATATTGTCGAAACTTACAAAGCTACCGAGATGGACATCACCGATGTGGCCAATAGAATTAAGGAATATCAGTCAAAATATGACGCATTCAAGGTGGTCATTGACGGCAGCAATAAACAAGCTGTTGAAGAAATGCAGAGGCGACACGGGATTGCGCTAACCGCAGCCGAGAAGACGGGAAAGTCTGACTTCATGCAGCTTATGAACGCTGAGTTTATCCAAGGGAAGATTAAACTATCCGGAAACTCCAGAGAGTTGATGGATGAATATGCCAAGCTTATTTGGGTAGTGGATGGTGAGAAGATTGCCATACCGCGCAAAGAGAATCCAAATTGCCATAACCACCTTACTGATGCCGCACTATACGCATGGCGCTATTGCTATCAGTTTCTCTCTGCTCCGGCCAAGAAGCCAATTGATCCCAGAGACAAGAGCCAATGGCTGATTTACACAGAAAAATTAATGAATGAAAGACTAGAGCAGCAGATCCAGCATCAGCAAGCCGCAGAAACTGGCGAAGACATATGGAATACGTCTGGACTTGATAGTGAACTGGACGTTTTGAAATATCACCTTAACAAAAAGAGGATGTCATGACCGATTTAGAGATATTGGCGCTATTGGTTAAGGCCAAAGAGCTGGGAGTTACGCAAGCCCAGGTTGATTCTTATAAGGCAACAAAGAGCATTATAAACGTCCCGGATTATGCTCCAGAAGACATATTAAGCCCGCTTCCTATGTCGGACATGCCAACGGACGAGGAAATCCTCTACTACGCGACGCCGCATTACGATGAGATTCAAGCTAACAAACGAACCAAAGAACAAGCGATTAATGAAGAGGTACGATAGATGGCCAAGATTCAACGATCAAACATGAGAAAAACAGACTCTAAAGGTAAGGTGTTGCGTGAGCCAATTAAAGAGGGCACAGACGAACGCGTTAACTTCCATTGGTGGAAGGTTGATGATGATCAAGATGACGCAACCCTAGCCGGCAATATCGCAGCCACTATTAAACAGATTCAGAACCATCAATCTGCTCGATTAGAGCAATTGGTTGTCTCTACTCGTTTATACGGCAACACCAGCGCATTTAGCTTGCTAGGTACGGCCTTTACCCGTAGTGCTTCTGTTAATTCCAACCCCATGAGCCAGCGCATTAGTTACAACCTATGCCAGAGCGTGATTGATACTTTGGTGAGCAAGATTGCCAAGAATAAGATCATCGCGACCTTCTTGACCCAAGGTGGCATTTGGAAGATGCAGCGCAAGGCTGAGCTATTAAGCAAGTTCATTGATGGCGTCTCTTATGCCTGCAAGATGAATACAATGAGGGTGATGGCATTCTTTCATGCTGCAATCTGGGGCGACGGAATTCTGCATATCTTCGATGACAACGGCAAGGTTGGTGTCGATCACGTCTTTCCACATGAATTGCTTGTAGATATGGTTGAAACGCTAGCCACGAAGCCACAACAAATGCATCGTGTTAAGTTTGTTGATAGGGACGTGCTGTTCGATCTATTCCCGGAGAGCAAAGAAGAGATCGGACTATGCAATCCAGCTACCGCTCAAGATGTTGGTGGCTCTGGAACTGTAGCGGACTTAATGATGGTTACTGAATCATGGCACCTTCCTAGCGGACCGGAGGCTGATGATGGACTGCATGTAATCTGTTGCGGCGACGCGATTCTTTTTAAGGAAGAGTGGACCAAGGATTACTTCCCATTCGCTATTCTTCCTTACGCAAAGCGTCCTTTGGGCTTCTGGAGTCAAGGGGCCTGTGAGCGATTACAGAATCTTCAGGGCGAGATTAATCGCACTATGATTCTTGATCAGCGCTCACGCTGGATGATGGGTAGCTTTAAGATCCTAATTGAGAATGGATCTAAGGTTGTAACGCAGCACTTAAACAATGAAGTGGGCAGCATTATCCATTACACCGGAACGCCTCCGCAATATGTGACGCCGCCCCCCATTCAAGGAGACACTGCGGCTTATATTGATGGATTGATTGCCAAAGGATATCAGCAAGAGGGTGTAAGCCAATTAGCTGCCGCATCTCTCAAGCCCGAGGGCATTGATTCTGGTGCTGGATTGCGCACGCTGGATCAAATCGGCGATGATAGATTCTTATTCGTGGGACAGCAGGTCGAAGAGTTTGTACTTGAGTGTGACCGTCAGATGATTGAGGTAGCCAAGGACATTTATGCCAAGAAGAAAAGCTACAAGGTTGTATTCCCAGACACCAATTTCCTTGAAACGATTGACTGGAAAGATATTCAGCTGGAGGCCGATGAATATATCTTAAAGGCCTATCCAACTAGCACATTGCCACAGGAACCAGACGCTCGATTGTCCTATGTGCAGGAACAAATGCAAGCCGGCCTCATTAGTCCAAGAACTGGCCGCAAGCTAATGGCTCAGCCAGACGTTGAGATGAGTGATGCTTTAGCAAACGCTAAGGAGAATCTGCTCCATAAGATCTTCGAGGGTATCTTAGACAACGAGGAATACACGCCTCCAGAGCCCTTCTATGATCTTGTTTTGGCCAAACAAATGCTCTTGGACTACTACAATTATGGCAAGCTGCATAATGCTTCTGAGGAATCCCTGGCAATGCTGCAGCAATTCAATACGCAGATTGATGACCTGACTGGAGCAAATCAGCCACCTGCGCCCCCAATGCAGGCAGCGCAGCCACAAGCCAATCCAATGCCCACCCCACAATCGAACATGGTCCCTAATGTGAACCAAGGAGCAGTACAATGAGTAGAGATTCAGCGCTGGCAGTATTGAGTGGCGAAACGCCTTCCCCCGTTGCGGAGGTAACATCGGTTGAGACGCCAGTTGCGCCGTTAGAACCAGCCAAAGACCTAGAATCCAGCCGACTAGCGCTGTTCGCCAAGAAGGAAGCCGCCATTGTTCGTGATCGCGAAGAGTTCAAGAAGCAGCGCCAGGAATGGGAAGAGGAAAAGGGCAGGTTCAAGCCTTTGATGGAGAAGGGCCAGCGCTTTGAAGAGCTAATCAAGAGCGATGCCGTTGAAGCATTGCGTCTTATGGGAATGACAGACGCACAGATTCTCAATACATTCGCTAATGTAACGGGAGAGAAAGCACCAACGCCACCAGAAGAACTGGCTAGGATTGCAGCACAAGAAGAAATTAAGAAGTTTCAGGAACAGGAAGCGGCAAAAGCGGCTGACGCAGAAGCTAAACGCCATGCCAGCATTCTTGATAAGTTTAATAAGGATATTACAAAGACCATTGCTGCCGATCCTGACAAGTTTGAGTACTGTAAATACTATGGACCAGTAGCCGAAGGTCTTATACATGAGACGGTTGCTGAGGTATTAAAGGCGGAGGGCCAGCTTATTTCCATCA